GAGGTTTAGAAACTATTCAAAAAATGAGGCAAATTTCTCAAGGAAATAACCTAGGAAGAGGATCAGCAGCACTAGGATTTTTTGGGGGGCAAACAGCACAAGACAGAGCTATGTATTCACAACTCGGGAAATCGCTTATTTCTTTAGCTTCTAATATTCCTATTCGAAATCAGAAAGAATTTGAAACGTTAGCACATGATCTTTACGATCCTTCTTTGCCAGATGATGCGAGAGAAGGGATTTTGCAAGCCATGGAAGCGATCATTATGGGTAATATGCAGCAGTTTGAAAATGGTCAATCCATGAATAATAATCCTGCTAAATCTAGTGTTAAAAATAATAGACCTCCTATTTCATCATTTATGAGATAAACATGAATAAAATAGAATTTGCTTATCATCCTGAACTTGATCAAAACCCTAACAATATTGCTAAGGTTCAACAAAATCAAAATCAAGATCCTGAAGTTTCTCTTTTAAATCAAATAGCTAATACTTTTCCGAATTTCGATTTAAAAGCAGCTTATGATTCGGGTTATTCTGCTCAAGAGATTGCAGAATATTTAGGAAAACAAACGCAAGCAAGTTCTAATAATTCATCAGATACATCTAATAATTTTGATTTTTCAAGTTTATCTAAAAAGCACCCTAACTTTGATTTTCAAGCGGCTGTTGATGCTGGGTATTCTCCTGAAGAAATCCAAGGGTTTTTGAAGAAAAACAAACCTAAAAAAAGCTTGGGAGAAAAAAGCGCTAGAATCGCAGGACAATATGCTTTAGGTGTTGCTGAAAACGCTTTACTCCCTTATGAACTTGCTGTCGCTCCCCTAGCTTCTAAAGAAGCTCAAAACGTGCAATATCGCGAAACATTGTCTGATGATTTAGAAAGACTCATGGACCAAAAGGCGATGGGTCAATGGGATGAACAGGATCAAGCTTTATATGATAGTATTGTTGAGCAAATTTTAGATCCTCGAAAATCTATGGAAAATGTTCAGACAGCCGATATTGGAGTCAGAGGACTTGCAGAAAAAGCAACAGGTCAAGATTTAAAACCTGAAGGTGTTTTAGAAAAAGCAGCCAACTGGTCGGGTTTAATAAAGGATCCTAGAAAATTAGCTAAATTAGCTCAGTCCGGCATTAAGCTTCCTGATGTTATTAAAGCATTTACTCCTACCGGAAAAGAATCGCTAAGAGGTTTAACAACTGGTGCTGCTTTGGAAATGGCTGAAGCAGGAGAGTTCGGACCTATCGGAACTTTAGCATCTGCGGTCGTCGGGGATGTTTTAGGCCACGGGATTGGAAATACTGCTAAACTAACTAAAAATTTAATCACCAAACCTAAAGAAACTTTAGCAGATGTAGCAGCTAGTTTTACGAAAAAAGACAAATTAGATCTTCAAAAGCAAGTCATTAAAGATTTTCGCGATTCGGGTATTCAAGCAGATCTTGGCTCAATTACAGATAGCGACTTGATAAAATGGACACAATCAAGATTAGCTCAATCTGGTTTAGTCGGAAAAGATTTGAAGCAATTTAGAAATGAATTAACAGATCAAATTAAAGCAGAATATAAAGGGCTTGCAGATGCATTGGGTGAAAGTCGATTCAGCACGATGTATGAAGCAGGTGAATCTTTACGAGCAGCCACTAAAGAAATTAGAGACGCAGATTTAAAATCAGTTAGAAAACTATACGAAAATGCTGCAAATTCTCTTAAAAACGATAAAAATGCCTATGTAGATTCTAGAAGAATTGCAGATTCTATTGAACGAATCGAAAAAGACTTAAGACCTGGAGCAATCAAGTCTGGAGAGCAAAAAGTTGTTTTAGATACTCTTGAAAAATTAAAACAAGATGTTTTTGATTCTTCTGGAAGACCTATGTTTGCTAACGTAAAAGATCTGATTAACAATAAGATTGCTCTACAAGACATCATAAATTATGAAGTTCAAGGCGGTACTAAACAGCTTTTGAAAGGTGTTGTTGCTGATTTAGACAGAGCAATTATTCAACACGGAAAAAACAACCCTACTTTTGCTAAAAACTATATTCAAGCTAATAAGAAATTTGCAGATCATGCAAAAACTTTTAGAAATAAAAATATAGAACAGATTTTATTTGCACAAGACCCTGAAAAAGTCATTAATAAAATGAACTCAATACAAGGCATAAGAGATGTTGGAAAAATATTAAGTAAAACCCCGGAAGGAAAGAAGCTATTTGACGATTTGAAAAGGCTTAAACTTGATAAAGTCATCGGAGATAATTTAATAGATAGCACAACAAAACAAGCAAAACTCGGTACATTTTCTAAATTGTTAGAAAAAGGTAAAAACCGTGATCTTATTAAAGAAATTCTAGATCCTGTTTCTTTTAAAAGATTAGAAAAATTACAAAAAAACTCTGGAAAATTAGCAGATGCAGTACAAAAATTCTATAATGCTTCTCAGAGTGGAGTTGTAGCAGTTGACGCAGCTATCATAGCCAAGGGTATGTCAACAATTGCTAATTTGCTGCAAGGTAATCCATGGCCTATGATGAAAATCGGCGGCGGATTTATCTTCGCTAAAAAAATCGGTAAATTACTTGCAGATCCTGAATTTCTGAAACTTACTGAAGAGGCAATTTTAGCTTCACAAAAAGGAACGGAAAAGCAATTAATAGACTCATTCAGCAAGCTTGGACCTTTTATATTAAAAGCGTTGCAATCTGATGAAGACGAAGATGATAGAGATTTAGGTCAACCCGTGTAATCGACATGCAATATAACATGAAATTAAAGTGATGAAGAAGATACTCATTTTTACTCTGCCATTCTTTGTTTGTTATTGTCTTTGATTACACAACAATCTTTAGAAGCAAATGCACCTTCCAATCTGCATAGTCTTCTATCGATGTCTAAAAGTTTATCGTCCATTTTATCTATTTTTCTGTTTACATCTTCAAATTTCTTATCGATAATTTCAAATTTCTTATCCATTTTTTCTTCAAATTTTTCGAATTTTTTATTTATCTTTTCATTATACAAATAAAACATAGCTAACATTCCGACAAGTATAGGCCAATCTGTCTTAGCTAACATTTGTAGTATATAATCCATTTATTTGTCCTTTTTCTTGTCTTTTTTATCTTTCTTTTCTTGTTGTTTCTTTTCATATCGATGATTCACGATAACAACTCCGCTGCCTGTAACACCTGCGAAAAATAATCTTTTACCATAGTCCTGCAATGGTGGCATCGGTAAAGTTATTAAAAATAAACCTGCTAAACCCATGCAAATATTATAAATTAATAAATCGGGTAGACCTTCTTCGCTATCGCTACTATACGAGCTTTCTTTTTTCGCTTTACAAATGTACGGATGATTAAACTTATATTTTAAAGATTTGATTTCTTTTGCAGTGAGTCTTTGTCCACTTTCTTTTTGTATTTCGTTAAGTACTCTATCAATATACTCGTCTAAGCTAATCGATTTCCCTAAAACTTTTTCTAAATCTTTTTTGCAATCATAGATATTTTCAATACAACTTTGATTGCTTAAATTTAAATTAACTAATTCGTTTACCGCGTCTTGAATATTTCTTACATAATCGGTTTTTTGCTTGGGCGTAATTGCGATCAATCCGGTAGGAGATACAGTTTGAGAACATAAAGCCAAACACAAAACATTTGTAAAAATAGAACGATATAGATACATGCGGACCAAACTTTTTTTGGAGTAAATGTGATTTCTAGGTCTTTTAATATTTGAGTTAAAATCGGTTTAAGGATTACTGTAAAAATTGCCATAAATACAAAATTTGCAATACAGAGTAAAAGATCTTTATTCATGAGGATACTCCCTATACCTTATTTTAAAAGCTCTGGGTTCATGATGTTCTTTTTCTAAGTACTTTTTTTCTAGCAAATCTAATCTAGAGTTAAAGTCTTTCTCAAGCGATTTGCAGTATTTCTCCATTTGAGATGCTAAATAATAGTTTAGTAAAAAATTTATAATTACTAAAACGCTCAATACATATATCCATTCCATTACTTACCTAATTTTTTCAGGTTTTCTTCTTGAATTTCAACGAAGTTTTTAATAAGAGCATTCATTTGCATCGGCAAGCTTAGCTCTAATTTTGTGCATATAATACGTAATCTTAATAGCAATTCCGCGTCTATGACAAACCTAACTTCTTTCTTTTTATCATTAGCCATTATTTTATAAATCTCTATGTTTTAGTATTTTAAGTTATATGTTAATTATTCCACAAACGGGAAATTATTTCAATCTAAATTTGTTTTTAGTTAGATACTTAATAATTTTGCTCTTATTATTAAAATAAAAAATAGAGAGGTAATATGTTTCAAAGTAGCGGTGCACCACTTTACACAGCCGGTTTCGGTATTAGAGCTGAGAATCTAGAAATTCCGTTAATTTCTCCACGTTCTCCAACGGCTTCGGATGTTAATTTTCCAATCGGAAAGCGATGGGTTAATACTGCATTGAATTTAGAATTTGTACTAACTTCGCAAAATTCTGTAGGTGGAGTATTAAGTTCAACGTGGACTGCTTTAGTTCCTAGTGCTACAACAAATATTGCAGCAAACAATATTACAACGGCAGGTACTGTTGCTTCTACGGGTAACGTTTCTACAGCTGGAAACTTAGTAGCTAATACAGCAGGTGGTGGTTTAAGAGTTGCTGAAGGCGCAAACGCAAAGCAAGGCGTAGCAACTTTAGTTGCAGGTACTGTTGTTGTTGCTAATACATCTGTTACTGCAACTAGTAGAATTTTTCTAACAGCTCAAAATTTAGGAACTGTTACAACTCCTTCCGCTCTTTGCATATCTGCAAGAACAGCTAGCACAAGCTTTACAATTTTAGCGTCTCAAGCTACTGATACGTCAACTGTTGCTTATGAAATATTTGAACCAGCTCCATAATAGGTAAAACATGTCTATTTTCCGCGCGGATATTTTACGTACAGCAGCTTTTGGAACTATTTCGGGAACATATTCAGAGGTAGGACCTGCGGTTACTCATAATTTACGTATATTTAAGATAACAAATACGACTGATGCAGATTTAATTTTCAGTTTTGATGCTATCAACGACAATTTATTTGTACCAGCTGGGAGTTTCACTTTATATGATATTTCAGCAAATGCGCCTCCGACAAATTTAATTATGAGCTTGGGCACAGTTTTTTTTGTTAGATCAAATACTTCTGTTCCCACGTCCGGAGACGTCTGGGTAGAAGGTTTATACGCAAAAGGAGAGTAAGAATGAGTCAAGCAGGTTCAGTTTCTGGAGGCGGTGGCGGTGGCGGTGGTAACGTTGTCGGGCCAGCTTCTAGCGTAGACAATGATATTGTTATATTTGATGGAGTCACAGGAAAAGTTATTAAAGACACGGGGATTTCTTCTTTAGCTCCTTCTTTTGTCGGTGATGTATCAACAGGCGGAGACTTTAATCTTCCTGCAACTACGGCTAGCACAGGGAAGTTGACAATCGCCGGTGTTGATTTTTTAAGTAACGGGGGAGATGCTTCTAATACTTTTCTCGGCGGAAATGCTGGTAATACAACAAATACAGCAAGCCAGTGTACAGGTATTGGACAAGATGCTTTAAATGACATTACTACAGCTGTTTTTAATACAGCCGTAGGCAGTTCTTCGATGAATTCTTTAGTTTCTGGGGGTGGAAATACAGCTCTTGGATATGCATCAATGTCTTCTTGTGGAGCCAGTGTCGGAGGAAATACAGCTATCGGTTCAACAGTATTGACAGGAACTTCTGCAAATTTTAATACCGCAATAGGTTTTGCATGCATGTCCCAGGGGGCAGTATCGGGAAATCAAAATGTGGGTGTAGGAGTTTCAACTTTATTAAGTTTGTCTGCAGGAAACGATAATATTGCCTTGGGATATTTAGCTTTGCAAAGCATTACAAGCGGTAGTTCTAATGTTTCAATTGGTACAGTGAGCGGAAGTGGAATTAATACGGGAAGCGGGAATACAGCAGTAGGTCATGATTCTTTTAATAATGCGATCGGCACAGGATCAGCTTCAAATAATTGTTTTTTTGGAGTTAGCGCTGGTTCTAATATAGAAAATGCGACCGGAAATAGTTGTTTCGGTTCTGCTTCTTTATTATCAGGCCAAGGTTCTTATAATTCATGTTTCGGGTTCAATTCAGGTATTAATTACAATGCGAATGAATCAAGTAATATCTGCATAGCAAACTTAGGTGTAGCAAGTGACAATAATACATTGAGAATCGGAACTCAAGGTAACGGAGATAATCAAGTAGATACAACTTTCATTGCAGGAATTTTTGGCGTAACAGTTCCAGCATCTTCACCAGTTGTAATTGATGCAAACGGTCAAATGGGAACCATTGTTTCTTCTGCAAGATTTAAAGAGAATATTAAAGACTTAGAATCTGAAGCCGTTTTAAATCTAAGACCCGTCACTTTCAATTATATCTCGGACAGTACAAAAGAAAACAGCGTTGGTTTGATAGCTGAAGAAGTACATAAAGTTCTTCCGAATTTAGTTATTTTAGATGCTGAAAATAATCCATATACTGTCAAGTACGAGCAATTGTGTATTTATTTGCTTTCAGAAGTAAAGAAACTAAGCGAAAAGGTAATTGAATTGGAAAAAAGAATAGCATGAGCCAAGCAGGTTCATTTTCTTCCTCGGGAGGGGGAGGCAATGTTCGTAATGGACAAGTACAAGCTTTTGGCGGACAAACAATTGATCTTTTAACAGTTCAAAGTAACATGATTTTTACTACTGATAATAGATCTTTTATAGTGACAAATTTGACTACTCGCATTGTCGATTTGCAAGGATTTCCAGAAAGTTCTATAGTTTCAACAGGAGGGTTTAACTCTCCTGATTTTGATAATATATTTTCATTCTCTGGAGTTTTTCCGACTTCAATTGATTCAACAACTACTTATACGACTCAAGCTTTAAATGGTTTGGGTACTGTAGTTCCTCCAAATACATCTCTTTTTATAAATATAGTTTCAACTGCTAGTGACCCTACTGTTTACACAGCTCAAGTTTATTTTTTAGGATTTTACATATAGGAAAATAATATATATGCCGGCTTTCAGTTGGACTAACGTTACAAGTGCTAATAATCCGATCACTTTGGCTCAAGATACAGCGTATTCTTGCAAAGGAAATTCTTTATGTATTTTTAAATTACCTTCTTTCTCAAGTAACGGTTTTCGTGCTCAGATTGTAGGCAATACAGCGAATTGGACATTAACTCAAAATGCTAATCAAACGATTCAAATTAGTCAAACGATGACAACTCCAGGTGCAACAGGAAGTATTTCATCTACTTCTGCTACCGATGTTGTAGAAATTGATTGTATTAATGTTAGTACAGATTTTAGAGCAATTATTTTAAGTGGAAATATAACAATTAATTGAGGTTTTTAAATGGCAACTGGAAATGCACTAAATGCAAATCAGGTAGGTTTACAATCATATGACGGGGCTGGAACTTGGAACGGTAGATCAATCACGGGAACCAGTGGTGTAATTGTTACTAATGGAAATGGAGTTTCTGGAAATCCTACAATTTCTGTATCACCAGGTGGTCTTCCGACAACTGAAGTGACAACCGCAACTCAAGCAATGTCTACTAATAATACATATGTAGCAAATAGAGTGGGGGGAGTTGCATTTACATTACCAGCAATTGCTGCATTCGGGGATGAATTTGAAGTGATAGGAAAAGGTGGCTTGTGGTCAATTGCGCCAGGTTCTGGACAACAAATTATATTCGGAAATTTAACGGGAACAGTAAGCACAGGAGTTTTGACAGCTACTAATCAAAATGACTGTGTACGTCTAAAATGCATAACAGCTAATACAACTTTTATTGTTAAACAAGGCCCGCAAGGCAATCTTACATTGAGTTAGACATGGCATACAATAACGCTATTAATGCAGGTGTGACAGGATTAGTTTCTACAAGTTCTACCGGTGTTTCATCAGGTAGAACAATTACAGGAACAACAGGTCAAGTAATAGTGACAAATGGTAACGGAGTCTCTGGAAATCCTATTATTTCTTTAGATCCTTCCGTCATATCTAATAGAAGCCAAACCGCGGTGACACGTCCTCTAAACACAGCATTTCAAGTTAGTGCTACAAGATGGTCCACTGTGCGCTATGCTATTGATATTTCTACTACAGTTTCTTTGACAGGATCTCAAGTAGGAACTGTAATTTTAGAGATAGCATCAGATGCTGGTTTTACTGCAAACGTTCAAACTATCTTAACTTTTAGTAACGGAAATTCCGGTAGCTTAGTTGTTGGATTAGTTTTAACTCAATTGAGTACAGCTTTACCTTCCGCGGACGTTCCGCCTGCATATTATGTTAGAATAAGAACAGTAAATGTGACAGGAGTTCCAACATTTACTTACAAATCGGGACAAGAAGTATTATTGTAATAAATGTTTTAATGATTTATTTTTCTATTGAAGCGATAATATCGTCAGCACGCAAAATGACATACTGTTGTTCTTCAAATGTGACCTCTTGACCGGAGTATTTTTCCATCAAAATAATATCGCCGACTTTCACGGGCATGGACATCAACGTGCCTTCTTTATCTTTTTTACCTTCGCCAATTGCTACAACTTCAGCTTGTTCTTGTTTTTTCTTTGCTGTGTCTGGAAGAATGATGCCGCCTTTTGTTTCTTGAGCATCTAATCTTTTCACAATTACACGATCTGAAAGAGGTTTTATTTTTAGCATATTTTAATTCCTTTATGTTTTTTTAAATTTCATATTGTAAACGCCATTTGCAGCAATGAATAAATACAAACCAAAAAGTATAGCTTGCTCCCATTGGGAAATCATAACATTATTAATCATAAAAATAATATCAGTCACAATCCAAATAGCAAAACCCCACCACTTTCCATTGGACACAAGCCATGCACCAAAAAGTGCAAAGAATGTTGTTATAGGCAATAAGATTTCCACTTTTCGTCCTTTTCAAAAATATTTGATGAGTAAATTTCATGATACATTTTGCCTTTGAGCTTATGAGCAAAAAGTTGATCAATTGATGACTGAAATTCTTTATCTTTTGATCTTACACCGTCGTCTTGAATAAACAAATTTGGTCTTACATAAATCAATTTGTCATATTGATTAAGCTTTTGAAAAGCTAAATTGCTGTACTCAAAAAATAACTCATCTTCTAATTTAAAATATTCAGCATAGACAAAAGAATCAAAAACAGATCTATCACTAATAATCACTTGATTTTTTTTTGCTTCAAGTTCTTTGCGTGCATGCTCTAGAAATATCCACTTTGCAGCTTCTATTGTCATCTTTTCATTGATAGGAAAAGGACAAGAGCGCGCAACTTCTTGAACTATTTTTACGCTTTTTCCGAGTGATTTATAATGAGCTGCTAAGTTGTAAGAAAGAGTTGTCTTTCCAGTTCCGTGAGTTCCGATTATCGCAATTTTCATATGATTTATTCTTTAAAATTTTTAATATTTTTTTACAAATATATAAGAACCTTCGAAAAAAACATAGAAAATTGCATAAATTATTTTATAAAATTTGTTCTTTTCTTAAATTAAAAATTGATTGTTTTTATCTCTTGTAATTCTTAAAAAAGAACTGTTTTCTTTTCTGTATTTTTCTAAATTGACATTTTGAATTTCTGGAATAGATTTGTAATCAATTTGCCCTTTTCTCACCGATTGGTAAAGTGATATACCTCCCCCCTTCGTATTTGATTTGCCAGACATGTCTTCTAAAGATTTTCTTATCTCTAATTCTTGTTTTTCCAAATCTTTTATTTGAGAGTTTATACTTAACCACTTTTGCGCTGTTTGGTTCCAAATGTCGTCATTCCTTTCTTTGTAGTCATTTTGAGTTAATTCAGGCGCTTCTAAATGTTCCATGCAATAAAAGAATTCTTTTTCTTTTGAGATTAGATCATCAATATAAGAGTCATTTCTATAGATTTCTATGAGTTTAGAAGAGTCTTTGTAGCGGCTGAAATAAAACATTTTATCAAGATTAGCAACAAACATTTGTTGTTGAAGTTGAGGATAATACTTGGTCGGTACTATTCCACTCATTGCAACTTCATGATCTTTTTCTCCAGGACATTTTATTTCGACAGCCGTTTTAAACTCAATATCAATTCCGTCAAGAGATGCCATCATGAATTCATGCTCTTCACTAACTAGAACCTGAGGAAACACAATAATTCCTGTGATTCTTTCAAATTCTTGACGTGCTTCTTCTTCTTTTCTAAGACCTTCTTTCATTTGCCAAGTCACTGGCTGTTGAAATAAGTTTAGTTTTTCTAACCAAAGCTGATAAGGAGTTTTCCAGGGGGAAACCCCCATGATAACCGGGGCATCAGATGCCCCTATTTTTGTTCTTCTTAATGAAAGCCATTCTGGTGATTGTTGAGTTAAGTGCTGCATTCTTCTTCACACGCTTTAGTTACTTTAGTTAATGAATCTTCTATTTTGTCTTGTTGAAATGTTTTTAAAATAACATTAAATTTGTATCCAATAAGCTCAAATAAATGCTCAAATTCTTTTTCTGATAGCTTTTCTAAATCAAAATAAAAAATTAATTTGTTTGTATCTGCATCTTTTTTTATTTTAATTTCTAGATTTGATTTAGTTTTCATTCTTCTCCCATGGCGACTTGCTGCGTTTCAATAGATTCTAATTCTCGTTCTCTTGCTTCATCTCTTTTTTTAATTGCAGCACTTTTCACTCTATCAAAAAGCGACGCCGGCAGGTCTGATAACTTGTTAACAGAAACGGGAGGCTTTCTTATAAATTTCATGACAGACTCAACATAATCTTCATCACATTCAGAAAGTATTTGAATTAATTCTGAAGTTTGGTCTTCATTAATTGTTTCAACTACTGTAATTAATTTTGCAGGTTCAACGTGATTAAAATTGTTAGAATTGTTGTTATTCTTTATTTCGACTAATTCATCATGTGTGTAACCAGCGCCTTTGATGACATCAGGAAATAATTGTCTAGCAAGCATTGACATTGCGCGATTATAAAGCATCACGCCAGGGTATTTATCGTATAAGTTTTTTAAAAGACCTGCTCGTTTTGCATCTTCTAAAGAAAATGAAACAGTCCATGTGTCGCCGTTATCTGCTCTTTTTCCGTTTAAGATACAAATAGAATTGTCGGAACGAGGATCTTTTACAATGCTATGCCCTTGCTGTCTAATAAGAGAGGCCATCATTTCAGATGACATTCCCACTTTTCCTTGAACAAAATAGAGTCCACCGTTTAAAGCTTCGAGAGGATGAATATTTAAAGACTTTGCTTTTTGAACTATCGCAAATAAACCGGCTTCGCCCATGGTTTGATAATGTTTTGTTTTCATTAAGTTAGCGCACATATTTTGCATGACTTCGACGTCTTTTAAAATAGCTTCGAAATTAACTTCTTCTCTAATTGCTAATTGATTATTCATATTTATCTCCTTTTTTATTGTTGATTTATTTGTGAAACACTTCTTCTTTCATTATATCTGTATTTCTCTTTATAGTGCTCGACACATAAACCATGTTCATCAATTAATAATTCTGAATATTCTGAGTTTACGTTTAATTCTCTGCATAAAAAAGCAAAGTCTGATCTTAGTTTCTTTTTGTTAATATCATTATAACTATTATAAAGCTCATCTAGTATGTTTTCTAATGCTTCACTAGCACTTTTATAATTTGGCATTTCAATTTCTGCCACTTCTTCGGGCAAATCATAATGTGTAACGTAATTCATTTGTTCTCCTGCGTATTGTTATTGTTTTCTATAGCTTCAACATTAAAACCCATGAGTTCTAATAGTTTGATTTCAGCAGCTTTCAAGAAATTTCTATTTACCAATTTACACGCTCTAAGAGAATTTTCGCACAAAGGAAATGCAACAAAGTCTACAAAAGACCCCTTGCTTTTCTTTATTAAAACTTTCATCTTCATTGTTTTCTCACGTGTTTATTTTTCCGTATGATGTAAATGTAAACAATTACATAATTTAACGCAATAGAAAAAGAAGAAAAGAAATAAAATTGACAATAAACACAGAAAAAGTGAGAATAGCTTTTTATATTAAAATTACGGGGGAAGTATGGATTTATTTACTTATTATATGTTGAGAAAAAAGGAAAAAAGAAGTTTTACAATGAAAGAATTTGCAGACGAAATTGGATGTTCTTACTCTCATTTGTCAAAAATAATACATAATCCTGAGGCTACTGGTACAAACCTTGCGCGCAGATTAGAAATTGCTACAAATGGGCAAGTTTCATTGGAAGACTTGGGGAAAGAAAAGAAGGCAAGTAAAGGAAATGTTAAGAAAGATTAACGTTAAATTAGATTTTTATTTATATTTATATTGATGAAGTGATAAAAAGATCCCTCCGCAAAGAGGGAATCTAGCAATACGCAAACCGCAGCATCAGCCTGAAATCAAATGCAACGGTATTGAGAACGGAAATTTGTTAAACTATACGTTTATGTATCCATGTTATAACTCATAGGAATTTATAGCAATATGTAAATGAAAAAAAACAAGAAAAGATTATATACTCTCTCTTGTGATAGCTGAAAATTTAGCCCGAAGTTCAATACTTATGAACGAATATTCGAAATTTGCAAATACTCTACGCGTATATCGAATTTTAGTCAACTCTCTCTATTTTACCTGAAGAAAAACAATGGGGTTAATGAATGATGCTCAACGATCTTCCACCAGAAGTCAGTGCAATGGGACAGATGCATTTCGAGGGAAATATAGTCCCCGAGATGTGGTATAGTAATATTAAATTCGAGAACGGAAAAGTCGATTTAATTTCAATTACACTTCTTTCAGAAATTTGTTACTGGTACAGACCTTCTTACATTCGAGATGAGATGACTGGTCGAGTCATTTGCATTAAAAAGAAATTCAAAGCCGATTTACTTCAAAAGTCTAAAAAGGCATTAGCAGAAAAGTTTGGATTTACAGAAAGACAAGTCAAAGATTCGTTAGAAAGACTCGAAGCCAGCGGTTATATCTTTCGAGATTATCGAACAGTTGTCAATGCATCGGGTGTAAAAATGCCGAATATTTTATTTATTAAAATCTTTCCAGAGAAAATTCAAGAAGTTACTTTTCAAGGATTTCCTACATATGACGTTCAAACGTCAGATACCCGACGTTCAAACGTCACATATATGACGTTTCAACGTCAGCCACATCTATATAGTACAAAGACTACTACAGAGATTACTAAGAATAACACACCCCCTACCCCCGAAAACGGGGAAGCTGCTATCGCAGCAGTGAGTGAGATTCATTCTAAAAACTTAAGAGATTATTCAGAAGACGAACGAGAACCCTCTAAATTCGAACAGAAACAACCTTCTAATAGCAAAAACTCTCAAAAAGATGATAAGTGTTCGGTTAAGCAAAAAAACTCAACACAAGCGAAATATGAACGTTTTGGAGAATTCGTTAAATTCAAGACAGGTGAGTATGAAACTTTCTGCGAAAAGTACTCGAAAGAAATGATCGATTCGCTAATTGAAGAGATGAACGACTACTGTGCAGCTTCAAAACCCAAGGGCTACGCTGATTATGCAGCCGCGATGAGGCAATGGATCTCTAGAAGAAAAACAAATCCTTCAGCAAACGTTGTTGATAAAAGCAAATGCGAGTTGAATAAGAAAATAGCTCAAAAAATAGAAAACACTCTCGATCAAGTTCCTTCGAATAAGAAAAAAGTTATTTTTGCAGCTCTAAGCGAAGGAGTAGAAATCTCAGAAAGTCCGTACAAAAAACCGCTTTTCATAAAATATTCTGAAAACGGTTTCGAAGAACAACTAAAAAATGCGTTAGATAAATACGATTTATTGAAGTTTATAAAAAAATAAATATGGAGTCAAACATGAGCGCTTGCGATGATTTTATACAAAAAATTGATAGAGTTTTGCCCGAGATGGCGACTACTCGTGACTTGATAAAAGCTGGAATTTTCAGATCAGATCAGGGAGCAGCAGCAGCAAGAAAAGCTGGAAATTGTCCGGAGTTTTTTAGATTCAATAACAAAGTAATTTTATATCCAAAGTCTGGAGTTTTAGAATTCTTACGCAAAGCGAAAACTGTTTGAAGATTATTATCCCTGGAAATCCAATTTCTCAAGCAAGAATGAGATCTGTAGTCAGAAACGGTTTTGTTTCTGTTTATGATCCGCTTAGTAAACAAAAGAATGAAACTAAAACTTTTTTAAAGAATTACACAAAAGATTTTCCAAATTTGCAAGATGCGAAAAGTTATTATGTTTGTATTCACTTTTATTTGCCGTTTCCAAAATCAATCAATAAATCTGAAAAAAACATACTTAGTTGGATTCGTGATTGTGCTAATAAAAAACCTGATATTGATAATTTAGCTAAATTTTATTTAGATTGTTGTAATGAAATTATTTATAGCGATGATCAAAAAATAACTAAATTACATATGACTAAAATTTATAGTCAAAATCCGAGAACGGAAATACACATAATGAAAAATAAAGAATTAGATTTACCAAAAGAAGTTTTAGGAATTTTAGAAATTTTTGATATCAACGAATACAAGGAATTTATTAATGAACTTACAAAGATTAACATGCACGTCGATTTTTTTAAGGAAGCATCTTCTGACAATACTAATGAAAGTGACATTGAAAAGAATCAAGAAATACTTAAACAAGCAGCGCATTTCTTAAGTTATTTTTCTGAAAAGTACGCTCCGATTTTAAACAAAGTTAAGAAAAAATGGCCTCTTTATTATCAAAAAGAAGGAATTAAAAATGGATGACATAAGATTAATGACTGTAAAACAAATGCTAATTGTTATGTGTTCGTTCTTGATATTGTTTATTATCTTTGTGATTGGAGCTACTATATATACAGGATCTAAGAATTATCATATTTACAAAGATGATTACGAACTTGATAGAATTTTGAGAAAAATCAAAGAATCTGAAAAAACATTTTATTTGTATTCTCCTTATTCTCGTGAAGTTTTCATTCTTGAAAATGATATGAAAAGTTAAACAACGACCTCCAATTTGTTGTGAGACTATCTAATCACTAACAAAGTTAGATAGTCTTTTATTAATAAATTTAGTAATATAAAATTTTAAATGACAAAAAAAGATATATTATGCCAGCTGGAAGACCTGAAAAAAAAATTGACTGGGAATTAGTAGACAGAATGCTTGAAGCTAATTGTTCGGCTAAAGAAATTGCTTCACATTTTGGTATGTATTATCAGACGTTTTATGAAAAAATTGCTGAAAAATACAATACAAATTTTACGAATTATGCAGCATCTAAGAGAGAGAGCGGACTAGCTCGTTTAAAATTGTCACAATTTGAGAAGGCAATTAACAATTCTAGCACCGGGAATGTTCAAATGCTAATTTGGCTTGGAAAGAATTTACTCGGACAAAAAGAAACTGTTTCAACAGAGAATTCAGTAAACGAAAATACGATGAGTCAATTTACTGCTTTGATGAAACAAATTTCAGAACTTCAATCCCCATCGGGAATTTCTTTTAATTCAGACTTGAATATTGACGAGATTAACATAATCAACGAGCAAAAGTCGTAATGATTAATAGGAGATAACATCGCTTGATTCGGTAAATTTTCAATATCTTCTACCATTTTATCAAGCAATTTTATAAGATTATCTTTTGATGGTGCGCAATTTAAGACGGTGTTTGAAAGCTTCAATTGCGCATCATTAAATTCATCATCTTTATCTATCACTTGAATAGCAATCTCTCTGTCTGAATCATCTATTCTTAAAAAGTTTTCCCAGTTTTTAGCAGCACATTCATTACGAACATTACCGCCTGAAATAGAGATCTCGTCACATACGCACTTTACATAATCAAACTCATGAAAAGATTCTAATACTGTTTGACAAAGTTTGCATTTAGCTCTATTTCTCATTAGATTCCTCTATTTTTGGTACTTTAGGTAAAGGCATCCAATGGGTAAATAATATGTTTTCTCCCTCAAATCCCGCATCACATGTCCATAGAGTTCCACTATTTCCGCTATTTTTAAAATAGTTTACAACGTGCATATTTCCAACGTAAGAATATATTAAAATTCTTTGATAATGATTTTCAGGCAACTGATCTTTAACACTAATCCATCCAGCCATTTTCATTTTTGATAATGGGTTTCCTTTGTCATCTACAAAACACATCCTATTTAAATATTCCTGATTATTGTTTATCATTTTTTATTATCCTTTTCATTGAAACATCAAATTCATCACTATCAGATAAATGTTCCATTATTATCATAATTTTTGGTTTACTTGGTTTGTCAAGATTATAAGAATCTACTCTTTGCCAAAAATGTGTCCACCTACATTTATCATCTTCAAAAGAATACCACCCTTCACTAGGATCGCATTCAATAGCTTCTCTTCCCACATAAACGCGACAGCCTAAAAGCACTTCTCTATCCCTCCAAAAAATCCAAACAACTTCAAAAGGAGAGGGGAGTTCATCTTTAACACTTATCCAATTCATTTTTTCCCTATTTCTTTAAGGCTTCTTCGATTGCATCGCCGATTTTCATATTATCAAGATAAGCTTTCTCGAGCTCATTTAAATATCGCTTACACATATCACAATCACATCTTTTAGCGCGTGCTATCATATCAGGTGTTACAGTCATTTATTTAGTTTCCTTTCTGTTTAAACAATCTTTCGGAACGCCGATAAGTGTATTATTATTATAAGATTTATCTTCGCTTGAAAGTAAGATTGCCATCTTCGAATTATTACTAAGATTTTTATCACCCTCACACAGATAGCAACTACATTTCTTAGTATGTATTATCTTGGGTGTTACTGTCTTTTCATCACTTATTTTATTTCTTAAACTTTCATTCTCTTTCTTAAGTTTTTCATTTTTATGTTTCTGAAATTCTATTTTTATAGACAAATATAAAACTTGTATTTTCATCCAAAATGTTTTAAGCATTTTCTTTCCCTTCATCTTTTATTACATGTTTCATAAGCAGATCTACAATTATCTTTTGTATGCTAATTTCTTTGTCTACTGCATACATCTTTAGCTTCTTGTGAATATCCGCATCTAAGCGGATAACGAATTGTGTTTGTTTCATATCATCCTTCATATCCACTAAACCCCTGATAATCTTCTTTAAAATGCTTTTTGTATAAAGAGTAATATTCATCTATCATCTCTTGATAAACATCTATACGAGCTTGTAAAAGATCTTTTTCTTTCTTTGTTTTACAATAAGTAGATTCTACTTCTTCTAAATACCTTTTCTTGTTTCTTAAAGAATCTAAGTAATCTTCATTCATTTTAAAGTATGTCATGTCCATTTTGTAACCTTTGTTTGTTGTTATGATATAAACATATCATGTTAACACATTTAACACAACACAAAAGATGAAAATAAATGTAAGTTGCTAAGAAATAATGCTTTAAATACTAAGAATATCTATCAACTCTCATTTCATAGAATAAATGTTTGATATAATAATGCATTGAAAAGTGCTCATAACTTTCTTTGACTAAATTAAACTCATAGAATTCAATTTTTTCTGGTATTAATGGGGGCTCACTACTGAGAAAATTAAACTTATCTAACAATTTTGTGCATTTAGGAATGCGATAAACATCTGAAGGTACAATGTCACCTTCTACTATATCCTCTTTATCCCATCCTTTATCATCTTTAAAGTGATAGACTGTACGAATGATTTCTTTTTTCATCTAAAACTCCTTGTCATGCTGACAGCATTCTTCTTCGTCTTCTTCTTCATTTTCTCTATGATATAAATCAGCATCTATTTTAGCAGTTAAACCACCTAATAATAAAAAACCTTTATATTTTTCTTCTTCTTCAGTGCGCGTCAGAAGATCGCAAATTTGTGTTAATCGCTCTAAAATAGTTTCATGACTTAGCATATTTTTTTGATTATCTTTTTCATCTAGCATTTTTTGCTTTATCAACTGTTCAGTGAGTGTTGCTCTTAGTTCTTGTAATTTCTCATGTCTACTTAACATGTCTAATATTTCTTTCATTGCGTTGCTCATTGTCTTTCCTTTGTGTAATTTTTTAAGCTAAAACTCTTCATTATGTTGACAGCAATTAAATACAAATATTCCTCGTCTTCTCCACATTCTAATAACTTTTGGTCTATCATCGAATACGAAATCAATAATCTTACCTTCTGCAATAACTTCATCTAACCACTTTTCTTTAAGCTGATCATCTCGGGTATTATCACCGATGGGGCGCATTTTTAAATGGTTTTTCCAATCAATATCTCTTGCAAAGTGTTTTTCTAACCAATTTATTGTTTTTAATTTTATAGATTCACATCGACCACTCCATATTTGAATCGGATGACCTATTCCGAATTTTTCACGTAATGCGTAAAATTGAAATAAAACGGGAAGTATTACTTCATCTTGATCACACGCTTCATAGAATGCTTTCCAGTCTTGTTCCCATAGACCTGGTTGACGACCACACAAACAAATTTGATTGAAATCTTTGTTTTTATCTTTATCTGTCAAAAAGTCATGGCATAAACCACAATAATCTTCGGGAGCTTGAACAAAATGTCTTCTATGCTCACAATCTGCAAGTGTTCCGTCGAGTTCAAATATGATCATGGTGCGATTCCTTCTTCCCAGTCGTAACCTTCTTTTTTTATACCATCAACGATATCTTGATATTCATCACCTGCAAGTATTCTAAAAACTTGATCTAAACACCATTCTTTATGATGCTCTCCATCGTGTCCCCCATGCTTAATAATCATTTGCATAGCTTCAAAAATGCGTGAATCTTTCTGTTGTGTTTCTTTTTCATCTTTATTCATAACTTTTCCTTCTTCTTTTCCCTTTTCTCTAAGTATCTATCTATAATCTTTTGAATAAGCTCACTCATTGACATATTCAGATCATATGCTAAGAATCGAATAGCTCGATGACTTGAAGCAGTAAGTTTTAAAGTGTATTTTTTCTTATCTTCTAAGTTTTCTATTTCCACTTCCATTTCTTTACTCCTTGTCTTTTTCGAGTTCTTTTTCTATTAACATAATTAACCACTTTTGAGCTGAGTTGCCTTCAGTGATCATCTTAACTTTCATTTTCTTATGAAGTTCTTTTGGCATTCTAAACCCATAAAATTGAAACTGTTCTTTTTCTTTTTTCTTAGCACTCATAAGTCTTCCTTTAATTAATAAATTGTTGTAAAATATACATTTCCACTTATTTATTATCTAACAAAATAATTTAATAATATACTACTATTGCACTTTCAAGTCAGACAAAGAAAAACTTAAACACGAGTATTAAATGACTGAAGCACCTTTAAGCACTAAGCAGCTAGAATTTGTAATTAAATCGACCGCACATTGGAATTTAGCACACGGCTCAGTGAGAACAGGCAAAACTTACGCTACTTTGTTTCGCTTTATGCAAGCTGTTAATGAATGTCCAGATAGTCAAATTTATATGGTAGGTCACACAGTAGATACGATTTATCAAAACGCTGTGAGATTAATATTCGAAAGTCCTCAGTTGTCAGTTTTTAAGCCGTTCTGTTCGTGGTTCAGTGGTCATAAAGTATTAAAGTTTCGAGATAAAACTATTAAATGCTTGGGAGCAAAAGACACGGGAGCTATTGGACAATTCCAAGGTAAGACAATGTCACTTATATATTGTGATGAGATGACTTTGTATCCTGAGTCTATTATATCTATGATAGATACTCGTCTTTCGTTACCTCATTCCATGGGCTTTGGTTCAATGAACCCTACATATCCAAATCACCCTATTAAAAAATGGATCGATGCTGGAGAAGCAGGAGACCCAAACTATTATTCATTACACTTTACATTAGAAGATAACCCGTATGTTGACGATGCTTACAAACAGCGTATTAAAAATAGCTCTAGTGGCGTGTTCTATAAAAGAAATTATCTCGGACTATGGTGCTTGGCAGAGGGGGCTATTTTTGATTTTTTTGATTATAACATTCATACTGTTCGATTGCCCCCCACTTCTCCTAATTACTATATTGCTTCTATTGATTATGGAACTTCCAACGCCTTTACATGTTTGGTTATCGGAGTATCTACAGGAGAATTCTATCAAACTCCAAAAATGATGTGGGTTGAAAAAGAATATTTCTGGGACTCAAAAAAAACAGGTAAACAAAAAGTTAACTCAGAGTTTGCAGATGATGTTGTAGAGTTTTTACAGCCATACGGAATCACACAATTATATATAGATCCCTCCGCGGCATCATTTCAATTAGAATTATCTCGACGTGGATTACACGCAGTTCATGCTAATAATGATGTATATAACGGTATTCAAAAGATGGCCGCTGCCTTGCATAACGGTGAATTGCTAATATGCAGAGAGTGTAAAAATACAATTAGAGAGATTGAATCTTACGTATGGGATAACAAAAAGTCTGAAACTGGTGAAGATGCTCCAGTCAAAAAAGACGATCACTGCATGGACGCTCTTAGATATGCAGTTTATTCTCATAAGATATCTGAATACAACCCTTATAAAGACCAACAGCGTTCTCAAGATTATAGACAGAATAGATTCAGTAGAGGTTTTTGATAATGATTCAGTGTTTAAAGAATTTATTTTTGCAAAAAAATCAACAAGAGGAAAGAGACCGGTTAATAGAATATTATAGACGGAGATTACACGAAGAAATGCAAGAAAGGCTAAGAATAGAAAATTTATACACTTATCATCTAAACGAATACATAGATAAGTCAAACAAATATAGAGATAAGTTAATCGAATATGGGTTGTATGATTTTGATGAATGAAAAGATAAAAAAAACAATTGATGTGACATGTATAAGTGACTTGCACGGACACTATCCAAAACTCGAAGGTGGAGACTTACTTATTATAGCAGGGGATTTGACGGCTAGAGATGAACCACATGAATATATATATTTTAGAAATTGGTTATCTTTACAAGATTACAGAAAAAAAATAGTAATTGCCGGAAATCATGATAATAATTTGGAATTGGATTATAGATTTGGATCAAAACCCTTTTTAGAAATAGCAGATTATCTTTGCGACTCAGGAACAGAATTCGAAGGTCTTAAGATCTGGGGTTCTCCGCATACCAAAACATTCCCTGGCATGAATCCTAAATGCAAAGCGTTTACATGTGATACAGAAGAAGAACTAAACGAAAAATGGAAACTTATCCCTGATGACGTTGATATTTTAATCACACATTCACCTGCTTACGGAGTGTTAGATCAGAACATTAAAGGTGAACATTGCGGAAGTAAATCTTTATTAGAAGCAATTCAAAGAATAAAACCTCGTTTGATAGTTCATGGTCACCTACACGAACAAGGTTCAATTTGCAATGCAATAAATGGAACAACATTTGTAAATGCTAGCCACGTAAATGAAAAATATCAACCTGTTAACAAACCTGTGAGAATTGAAATATGAGTGAAACAGAACAACTTGAATTCCCAATAGAGAAATTTATATCAAGTAATACCGAGTTATACCCAAAAGTAGATATAACTAGAAATGATAACGAAATATTTAGAAAGTCATTGCCTAAGGGAAAGTACGATATAAATTACGTAATAAATTTACTGCGCATTATTCACGACAAGATTGAATCAATGAAGTTTAATGCTAGAGACATTCCTTTTACTATGTGTGATAGCATGAGGCGATTGATAGCTAATTTAGAGACTGAGAGAGATCAACAAAGATAGCATAGGAATAGATAATGGCTAAATATCGACTTACAATATGTCAAAGCAAAGGATTTAGCGGAGGCATGTGGTTTTTCAGTCCCGTTGATTTAAGGAAAAGGTTTTATTTTTGTAATCATTGTCAAGGGCATCATTTAGTTAAAGAAGGTCTTGTTAAAGATAAATCTTTTATGAAACCGTCCGAAAATTTAATGGAGGTTAATGATGAACAGTGAATGTGACAAATGCGAAGAACATACTTTAGATTGTAAATGCGAATTAATCGAAATGAACAAAATGCGCATCGAAAATCTAAAGCATCAAAAATTCTATCTAGAAAAGTTTTTTCCTTGGACATGTGGACCATATGAAGATGAAAATAAATAAAAAAATGGCTGAACATCTTTTGCGTTGGCATTTAGACTATCAGACTACTTCCCAGAAAAATAAAGACATAAAAGATGCATATATTTTGATAAAGTATCTTTTAGAACAAATTGAAAACCTCAGTTTACAAATAGAAATTTTAAAAGAAACTAAACAAGACAAGTATGTTGAAAAATTTGACGAATGTCATACTCCCGGATATACATACGGAGATAAGATTTTTCTATCAGATAAAAAAAGTTAGAATAACAAATGTAAAGCCGCTTTACATTACAAAGAATAACACTCCAAAACTTTTAAAACTTGAAATAAATTCTATTTAATATAATGTTGAATAAATATTTATCTATTTTTTAAAGGGTCAAATTATGAAAAGTTTTTTACTAAAAAGTGTTTTTGCGTCTGTTCTTCTAAGTAGTCTTGCATTCATGTCTAATGCTGAATGTCAAAGTGTTTCTATCTTCAATTCAGAATTAGAGCCATGCAAAGATTACAAACTACATAGCTTCATAGAAGGTTTACACGTTCATTTTTATGAGCAGCAAATTAACGATATGATTAAAGACATGTTTGTTATAAAAGACGAACTTGAAAACATACATAAAGTAAAAGTAGATTTAAATGATTCAATTAATGAAATATTTAAAGATTTATCAGTAAAAAACATTGAAATTGATGGATATTCTAAGCAAATAGTAAAGAATATTCTTTTGAAACAAGAATACTCATATCTTGCAAATCAAGAGTCTAAATTAAGATCATCTGAAATTGAAAACATCAATCTATTAGCTGGGACTGTAATTAGTCTTTCAGCTCTTTTTCTAGAAAAGATCTCATGTAAATATGTAGAAATAGAAAGAATAGCAAAGTCTTTAAAATTTAATGGTACTCAAATGATAATTCATAATGAGGCTTAAAAGAAATATACTTGTTATTATTACATGTATATAATTAAAAGCGTCTGTATTGATGCGATGTGATATGGGTTATCACATTACGACTACGGGGGAGCGGAGATACTTTCCCGTAGTTTTTTTATTTAATACGAGATTAAAATGAATGATGAAATGCAATGCTTAGTAACTCTAGAGCTACCTTTTGATCCTAATGAAAAGATATTCAATAGTGTAGATGAGGATGGAAAAGCTCTGGGTGATCCTTACAGCTACAATGATTTTTTAGAAGAAATGAAAAATATTTCAGGGATTTCAAGAGATTTATGTTAAATGAATCATCTAAAGAAAGAAAATTTAAGATTTACTTTTACGCAATCATACTCGTATTAGCAATCCCTCAATTTATATATAGATTTAAACATCCAGAATTGACAGAAACCGAGCTTTTTTTTAACTTCTTTGAAGTTTATCGCGAATTTTTTACAAAATGACAAATCTTTTACAAATACTTAAGTATCACTTTAAAATTTTATGCCCTCACAAACAGTGTGGGTCGCTTTGTCGGCAACATAAGATATATTATCAGACTATTACCCCTATTCTTTTATGTTGAACAGACCATATTTTGAATTTTTTGGGGGATGACACTAACATATTATTTACGCTAATTTATAGCAATACATAAGTTTTCACAGAAATTTCACTTCTTTTTTAGTATTTTAAACTTAATTTAAAACTCATATCATATAGAACTCATAGTCATCTATAGTAAACCATAGTATCCTAAATTTAATTAATACTGTTTATAAGAGAGTGTGTTGATATAATTAAAACTTTTATTTATTATGTTGTTTAACAACATATTAGAATCGAGGTTTATCATTTCTCTACACCTCCCCACATGGAATAACAACATAGAGCCTCATCAGGGAAACATCCGGCAATGGATGGATAACCTCTCTGCACGATTTCAGCCATTAGAGCAATCTAGATGGAATCAATCTAATATTGACACGCTTTTTCACGCTGGTTGTCAGCAGTATGTTAATAGACATTTTGGATTCAATCCTTCCTCTAATTCTAATCAGTTTTATTTCAATCTAGTGCAACAACCTGTAAATATGATCACTGGTTATCAAAGACAGCATAGAAAGAATATTACTTATCAAGCTGCTCAAGGAACAGATTCAGAAACTACAGATCAATACACTAGTTTGATTATTCATAATAACAATACTGAAGGTGTTAACGAACAGTTTTCAAAGTCATGTGAATTGTCAGCAGTTGCAGGAATGAATTTACTTCAACCCTATCTAGACTATACTGGAGACGATCCTGCACAGGGACAACTGAAAGTGAAGATTTGGGAATACAATTCATTCATGGTTGATCCATACTTTAGAAGCCCGGACATGTCCGATGCTCAATTTGTATGGTGTCAAGAATACATTAGCAGGGGAGAAGCTGAGAGACGTTTTCCTGACAAGTTAGATCAAGTTAGACCTATGTCTGCATCTCCACAAAGATACGGAAACTTTTACTTTCTTCCCGAAAATCAAAACATGGCTAGAAACGATCTGATGGTTCTTTCTTACATATGGTATAAATGGAAAAGAAAGAAAAAACGTCTTTATTCTAAAAAGATGAATTTGTTTTTCGATTATGCAGGAGGAGACGAACAACTTGACGCTATTCAAAGAAATATTCCAGATCTTCAGCCAGTTAATGTCGAAGTTCCAACATGGAAAGTGGCCGTTGTTCTGAACGATCAAATGATGTATCAAGGCAATAACCCGCTTGGATTTGATAATTGCCCATTTGTAGCTAACTTCTGGAACTATTCACCTCATATTAACTATCCAGATCTCAGAGATAGATCTTTAGTAAGATGTATGAGAGATGCAAACTTCTTATTTAACTACAAAGTACTTCAAAATAACGATATCGCAGCAGCTACAATTAACGCAGGTTGGAAGAGAAAAGTAGGCGCTGTAGCTAATGAAGACAATTTGAAGAAAGCTGGTCAAGGCTGGGATGTAGTCATTCGTGAAGGCTACGAAATGACAGATGTAGAGAAGATTATTCCTAGCGCTGTTCCTCAGTCTGATTTGGAACTTGCTCAACAAATGGCTGAACTTGTTTTTCAAGTATCTGGTTTAAATATGGAAAACTGGGCCGGTCAACAAGATAAGCAGATTTCTACATTAACTATGATGATGAAACAAGCTGCTAATCTCATGGTCTTTCAAAAGTATTTTGATCAATGGGATTATGCTCTAAAGCTTCTTGGTGATCTTCAAATGCAGATTGTTCTTAACAATTGGAACGCTGAAAAAGTTAAGCTTTTAATTGGGGAAGAACCAACACCTTATTTCTATTCTAAGATATTTGCAAAGTATAAAGTAATTGTTGAAGAGGGTATTGAGACAGCTACTCAGCAAAATATGCAAGCTCAGCAAATGTTAGAGATTAATGAACGCTTTGGAAGAGAAGTTATTCCGCCTTCTATGATTATCAAAGACATGAACATCCAAGGTAAATCAAAAATATTGAAGTTCTTAGAAGAGCAAGAAAAACAAGCGGCAGCTACTCAACAAGAAACTCAAACAATCGAACATGCGTTTCAAGAAGCTAAACTTAAAGAGTTGTATTCGAAAGCTACTGCAAATATTGCTACAGCAAGAGAAAGACATGGAAGAGCTGAAGCAGATGTAGGATTATTTGAAGAAAGGCTTTCTGAGATCACTCAAAATAGATCAATGGCTCTTAAAAACAAAATGGAAGCCCTTGAAAAGTTACTTGAAATCATAGCAAAATACGGTGAAATGGATGCTATGATCCAGGGAGAGACGCTTCAACAAGTCGAATATCGACAAGAAGTAAGCGAAGATCGAGAAAAGCAAGACGCTAAAGATACATCAGAAAGTAATAAGTTTATTGCCGATCTTCTGAGAGGAATGCAAAACCTTCCTCAACAAAATGAACAAATGGGGCAAATGTCTCCTATGAATGAACAAATGCCAGAAATGGCACAAATGATGTAAGGGGTTTATATGAGCGGTGGTAGAAAAATTAATGATCATTCAAGTTGGGTCGGAAAAGGTAGTGACGGTACTGTTTTTCCGATGGGCGTAAAAGTTAAAACTGTAACTTCAGCAGAAGGCGCAGGAGAAATTAACCGTTATGAAGATACTTCTGAGGAAATTAAAAAAGCTCAAGAGTATAACAAAGGTAAAATCAAAAGCAACGCACCAAAAGCAATGTTTAGAAACTAAATTTTATATGGATATCTATTAAGGTATCCATATTTTGCTCAACGTATTGAGTAAATTTACTCAATGTACTGAGTGAATTTTGAACAAATTATGAGAAGGTATTATGAAAACAGGTTTTAAAGAAACGAATAAAATTAAATATCAAAAACCGAAAGATGTTGAAAAATCACCTTTTAGTTTTAAGTGTCCTCAATATGACAATAGATCTTCTTGTTTTATTCAAGCAGGCACAACTTATGGCGTAGGAATGAGACAACCTGTTGGACATGACGGTAATCCTAAAACAACCGCAGAAGTGTTGCCAAAGGGAAGAGTACACACGTTAAAAGTGCAAGATGAGTATGGGAACTACTAAAGTGCAAGAAGATTTCAAAAGTAACTCTGAAGAATTTAGAGTAGAAACTTTGTTAGTCTTAGAAAACTTTTGTGATTTACTGAGGAAAAAACAATTTTGTAAAGAACGCTTATTTAATGAGTATTTTCATTTAACACGTTCATTACAGAAATTAACATCGGTTTTAAAAAACAAAGAAGATTTAGATGAAAAAGACAAAAGTGAATAAGAATTGGCACACCCCCAACACTAAAATTGGTATGGGTGACTCTTATGGAACAGGTGTTAGAAATAAAACAGCTAGATCTTTAGACGTTACCCCACTTGGAAAAACTTCTAAAAACGTTGGTAAGCCTCCTAAAAGTCTAGCTTAATTTTCTATAAATCTAATTTGATCGGTTGATCAATACCTTTCATGCTTTGATAAATTTCTTTAACTTTATGGTCAGGAAAATCGTCAGGATGATCTAAACCCAGCTTCTCTTTATTATATCGAAATTGAGAAATACTCCAAGCAACTG